CATGAAACTAAAAGTACATGACCCTAGCGGTGAAGTGATAGCAGAGGTATATGATTATGCTGCTGGTGCATTACTAATGAGCCTATACGGAGATAGGTCTCATATTACTTACAGAGGTAGGATATTATGGCTTGAAGGCGCAGATGGTGAAGGTGCTGAAAGTTATGATACGACAAGCATGACAATAGATAACCGACTAATAGAGATGGGAGTTCAAGTTGACGGCTGAAGTAACTCGTGAGGAGATATTAAATAAATATATGGTTCAATCAAGTGGCATAGAGTCAACTGGTTGGACCAAATACATCATACTAAATACTGGCGCTGTTAATGGCGAGTATACTGGTAGACTTCATTGGGATTCTAATGATGGATACACAATGGTGTGGAATAATGATAGAGCACCTAAAGAGGCGTACCGCCCTGAGTTTGAGTATGTAATCGATTCTATTACAGAAGGGGATAGATAATGGAAAAGTTAAAAGAAGGTGTAGTATGGGAAGCAAAAGTAAGACAAATCGACATAGGAGGTATGGATGAAGTAATGATTAATAAAATGATTGTGGAGTTAAACTTAAACTTCCAAAAGATATGCTGGGATTATGGGATACACAACTGATGAAACTTGACGTGAGTAATGGAACATGTCTATCCCATGATGAACCTGACATATGGTTTGCTGGTGAGGTAGATTTGGCTGACCCTAACAGTAGTGTTAATACTAATTCACCAGAGGCTAGAAAACAAGTAGAAGATGCTATCATGGCATTATCAATATGTAGGAATTGCCCCGCCAAGAATGACTGCCTAGAGATAGGTATGAGTGGTGATTCATTACACTTTGGTATATATGGTGGTACTATGCCAGGTGAAAGATTGGCTATGATGGGTAGGGTTAATAGAAATTCTCGTATCTTACAGAAGGTAAGATTTGCCAATAAAGTTAGGAATGCTATGAAAGAAAGGGGTATGTAATGGAAGCCAAGCGATATAGGGTAGAAGTAAGTACTAGGGCTACCTTAGTTTATTATGTAGTAGAGTATGATATAGACACGGCTATAGGTCTAGCGTTGGATGCACCCTATCGAGAATGGGAAGTGTCTGAGTTCGACATGCCAGCAGATAGTGATGTTATAGCAGAGGAAACGAGGCTGTAAGTATGAGAAGATTATTGTTGTTATTTATAGGTATATTTTCTATCTTTGGGATAACTAGGGTAGAGACTTTACCAGCACCAATGGAATGGACAGTTGATGATAGTAAAATGTACGCTAGGGATTCATTACTGGCGTGGCAACATAATCAATGGCTATGTTTAGATAAATTATGGACAAAGGAATCTAACTGGAGACATAAAGCATACAATAAACAACCCGTATATCAGAAAGGTGAGAAACTACATGCTGGTGGTATCCCACAGATTCTCGGGCTTTCGCCCGACACAAACCCAACAGAACAAATTGACCGAGGATTGGATTATATAATTTACAGATACAAAACTCCATGTGGAGCGTGGAAGTTTTGGGAAAAAAATGGGTGGTACTAGTGCCATCAGTAATAAAGCCATTGAAAAGATGGAAGCGCTCTAAGTTTAAGAAAAACTATATGAGCACAAGTAAGCGCTGGGGTAAGATAACAATTACTTATAAAGATAAATAATGGCAAGTTATGACTATCTATGCCCATTCGGGAACGAGATGATAACTATTGAACGCGGAATGACAGAAGATGAAGTTGTTCCAATATGTGATAATTGTAATACAGAAATGAAGCGGGTGTATCATGCACCACCAGTTAAGTTCAATGGGACTGGATTCTACTCGACAGGGGGATGAATGGAAGAATCAATAGAAGATGCTAGGCTAAGGCAAGAGTTAATTGAAAGTATCATGCACTCAATAAGTATAATCAATTCTAATATAGAAGAGCGGAGAAAAGATGATGAAGAACTCTGACTGGGATATAGACCTACGTGATGGTCAGTTTGGTGAAAGTAAAGTAGCCAAGTTGCTACACATAGAAACTATAGAGGTTAAAACAGATAGACGCTGGATGGAGACAGGTAACTTATTTATAGAGGAGTCGTGTTTTTATCAAGGGAGTGGTTCATGGCAACCATCAGGTATAGCCGTAAGTAAGGCTACTCATTGGGCTTTCGTGTTAGATAACAATGTAATCATAACACCAATAGACCATCTAATAGATGTAGTAAAACACTTTGGGAAACCAATAGAGAATAAGCAACCACCTAATCAATCAAAGGGACATTTGATTAAACCAGCACATTTAATTAACTATAAGAGAGTTATAAATGAAACTTTTGATAGGGCTGGTGAAGCGTATAAGAATTATATGGAGCAGGAGTATCCAATCTGATTCAGACAATTCTAATTATCTTCAAGCCTATCTTCATTCCTATTGCTATCATCATGCTCATGGTCTATGGCTGGTTCCTCTTCTTTGGCATCATCGACTTTTTTCTCAAAATCTTTATCTGACCAAGGTCGGAATCCACCGATTCTAGTGATAAGTTTTTTGACTGCACGATTATGGCGCATACGAGCAGCATCTTCGCTACCTAAATTCATCTCAGTAGCGACATCGCCATAGTCCATAGATTCAGCGTACCTGTAAAATAGTACCGTCCTATCCTCGGTGCTAAGTTTGCGGTACGCTTTATCTATTTCAATCATCATTACCATCATGTTGCCGCCTTCAGCGGGAGCAGGTGGCTTACTTGGACCAACTAGATTTAACTTATGCGACACGCCAAACTCACCTCGTAGAACTGAAGGTAAGAGTGCTTCGATTATATCTGATTCATAAAAGAATACATCTGAAGTTTCATAGCCAACAGATTTGGCTTTCCACTCTAAGCAATAATCCAATGCATCATTACGAAGACAACGATAGATTAGATTCTTAGCATCTTTCTCACCTATTGCTTCCCATTCATTTAACTTATTGGGATGCTCAAGGAACCACTTATATAATGATTGTTTGATATCATCTAACTCAACCATATCATATTTTCTATGGTACTCAGAAGCAACAGCGACTACAATATAGTCCCATTTTTTTATGCGTTCCCAAGGATAACGCTCAAGGTCTTTGTTTACCACTTCCAAGTCTTTCCTTCCACAGTAAATGACCTATTCACAATAGGAACTAATTGTGGAACTACAGTCTTACCATCAACATGAAGGATACCGAATCCTTGTTGCCATGTAAATAGACCAGCCTTTATATACTTAGCATTACTATAATTCATTAGGTTGCCCAGTTCTAAACCCCAAATAGTTTTAGGTTTACCACCACGATATGTTTGAGTATGATGAGTTAAACCCATGCGGTGAGTGTGTCCACAGACTACAGACATACCACTACGCTTGGCTAATCCAAGGGCTGTAGCACCAGCAGTAGGCTGGACATTACCCTCATCACCATGCATTAACAACCAACCAGGGGCTAGTTCATAAGGGTCTTTGTGATATTTAATTTCTAACTCATCAAGTCCCAAGAAGTTTTCTAATCGTAATTCAGGCAAGCCAAGTAATCCCGGCGCTCTCATTGCAACTGTATTAAATAATCTATCTGTATGATTACTACGAACCATATGCTCGACAGTTAAGTCGTAAAGAACTTGACGAGTAGTGTCTCTATCGCGTCCAATAGAACGCTCAAACTCTAACTCAGTTCCCTTACTCCATTTACTGATAGTCTGCATATCCATTTCATCACCACAAGATACTACAGTTTCAGGCTGATACCACTTAATGAATTTTGCAATAGCCTTGACGGCTTCTACATCGTGGTAAGGTACTTGGAGGTCTGATATGCAAACAATAGTTTTCATTTCTTTTTGGCTCGTCTCTTATTCTCTAAGCCTACATTTTTCTTTTTGGATAGAACTCTTAGGTTAGATATCTTATCATTACCTTTGCGACCTTTATTATCTTTATGGTCTACTTCTTGGTTACGTTTTAACTTCTTACCAGTAGCCTTCTTGTAATCAAGGCGTGCTTTATTGGTAGATGTAGTCTCAGTAGTGCCATCTTTTTTCTTGCGCTTGATGACATAGATGGGACGACCACCATTTTGTTTACTTCCTTTATAAGGTCCAAATATTTTCATATTATTCCTATCTGAATAGTGCTGCTATCAAAGCCAGCAGAGCCGTTAGTTGTAGTTGGAAAGCGAATAGTATCTCAATCATTTAATTCCCTCAAGGGCAAATGCTTCATCAACTATTGTATTTATATCTTCTTGATGTATGCAATACCATTCTGAGTTGCCATCTATTGATAGATTTATAACACCAAATAAACGCATTAACCATTCAAATGGTTTAGCCAGTATACGTCTCATATATTATCCCACTCTCCTCTAAGCACTAGCAATCCAATGATTGCATAGTTAGCCATGTCCTTGAAAGAATCTTCAAGGCTTTCATGTTCAGGGTTTCGATTGTTATCGACCAAGTTATTTATACGAGCCAACTTGTCATGCATACGAACCCTTAACCCATTAACTGGTCCACCAGGTGAATCAGATATATTCTTTGGTCCGTAATCCTTATGTTTAGATAAAAGTAAATCTAATAATTCTTGGTAGGTTTTTCCAACATGGTACTCAAAAGTGGTATTTTGAGCGTCAATATTAACGATTTTTCCTCTATCGTCTTCTTGGTTATATGGAAACCTTGTGTTTCCAAGTGGGTTATAATCTGCCATATCTCTTCACTCTCCATCTTTTTCTTCGTTGGTTTCTTCTACTAATAGTTGATTTAAATCATCATCAAAGTTTATCATCTGTTCATGAACTACCATGTCTTCAATGAAGTGTCTCATTTCTCCAGGATTTTTTTCTGCTGCATAAAGTGTAGCATAAGTAGATTGAGCAATCCCTTTAACTTCTTCTGGGTTATCAGCATAATCATATATACATCTTAACAATGAACCTATCATTAGTGTATACCCATTAGGGAGTATTAACTTAGGGTCAAACTCTTGCTCACCAGCATCATCTAATAGATGGTCTGTCGCTTCAAATATATTATCAAACTTCTGACCACATAATTTACAGTCAGGTATCTTTTTAAATTTCATCTAGTCCTGCTCTTTCTCGAATATACTGGGAGCCGTATCTAACGTAACAAGAGTTGACATCTTCTCCGTCTGGCATTTGCACGACTGTGACTGGCAACTCACGGGCGAGACTAGCAGCAAATTCTTTTCCTGGTTGGTCCCCGTCAGCAAAGACAAAGACTCGCTCAAAGTCTGCAAGTAGTCTGGTATAGTGTTTCTTCCAAGAGTTAGCACCAGGTACACCGATGCAAGGAATGCCAACGCAAGCAGACAAAGTAATAGTATCCAGTTCACCTTCGCATACTCCAATCCAATCCCCTGCTCTATCAATATCTAATACATTATACATTTTTGTTTCAATGCCTGTCATTCCCATGTACTTCGGTTCCACCGCTGGATTAAGCGACCTAAAACGTAAGTCAACAACACCAGTTTTAGTAATGTAAGGAATCGAGAGACGACCTTGGAATGCTTCATGACCAATCTCAGGCTCCTCTACTACGCCGAATCGAGCCAGACGTGCTGCTTCCCTTGTTATTCCCCTGCTTGCTAGGTAATCTTCCGCCTGATAAATGTTTGCCGCGTACTTTACTGTTGCTCTGCCCAGTAATTCCTTCTGCGAAAGACTTTGCTTCACGTATATCAACCCTTTCCTGCTTCGCTATAATCTGTAAACTATTGCCATTCATTCCACAAGCAAAACAATTAAATATGTTTTCCTTCGTGTTAAAACTTGCCGAACTATGAGTGTCATCATGGAACGGACACTTTAAATTAACCTGTCCACTAGTCCTTGGTGGGTTAGCACCATAGTGTTTTAACACTAAGACTATGTCTGGCAAATCATCCGTCAAATACATCGCCCAACCTTAATACTAAATAAGAATCTGCTATTGATTTTCCTCGCGCTTTGATGACCACCGCAGATAAGACGGATGTTCTTTTGATGCCTCTTGCTTCCGAATAATGTGTTGCTTCAATCTGAGCCTCTTTCGTCCAACCAGAGAGGTCAATGCGACCTGATTGACCTGGGGCTTTGGCTTCAATGATTCCAATATATCCGAGGAAGTCCGACCTGACGACAACATCTCCTTCATCTTTAGAACCTCTTCTTGCAAGTCTCTCACTATCAAGTCCAATTCGTCTAAAATAATCTCGTAAGTCGGTTTCAAAGTTTGCTCCTCTAGCCTTGTGGCTTTTTCTAGTTGTCATGAATTTTCTGGTATGTCTTCTACATACATGTACTCTGGATTAAACGCTAACCAAGTCATAAGCGTCCCTCCCGCATCTGCTCTTCCGTAGCGATTCTTGACTGCTGCCACGCCAAGCGATGTGCCCACCGTACCGAGTGTACATATGAGAGCAGGAAGTTGAGAGACCTTACCTTGGATTGCGCTTCTTGGCTGACAAGGATTTCCAGGAACTGCTTCAGAAGTGTGGTGTAATACGACAATCGCAGCATTAGTTGCTCTAGCAAGATACTTCAACTCCTTCATAATAGCACGCATTGATGCAAACTCTTCGCCACCATCTGTGGCCACATCCATTAAGTTATCTAAAACTATTAGTGTTGGTGCACAACCCCATAGTTCTTCAAAGGCTTGTACTTCTTCATCAATGTCTTGTAATGTTGGAGATGAATCAAATGACCAAACTATATGACTTCCCTTTTGTAAGATAGCCTTAGTCCAACCAATATCATTATTAAGTTTTTCTTCAACATCTGATTGATTCTTTCCTGATATCATTGATGCTAACCGCATAGCCATTGTATGTGCATTAGTGTCAGCAGATATGTAAAGTGTTGGAACATTAGTCTTTAATGCTATCGCTAGGGCAAGTGTTGATTTACCTGCCCCAGGAGCACCCGCAAACATTGAAACCTCTGCACGTCTGATAATAATCTTAGAGGCTTCAAATGATTTAAAACAACTAGGTAGGGGTTCCCCTCCAATAGAGGCCCGTCCCACAGACCTTACTAATGTACGCATTTTACTGCCCCCTACCTATTTGCTAGAACGGAAATTGTTCGTCGACTAATTTACTGGCTTGCATTGGTCCGCGCCCTGAGGCATCGGACAGACCCACATTGCGTATGGATTCCCCGTCTTGCTTGAGATTCCCGACTTGTACTTGCGTGCTCCGTGTTGACACGTTGGACCTGCTCCAGCGGACGGAGGCGTTGCCTGGGGTGGTGCTGAGGAGCGCTGAGGCTCTGTGTTTGGAGTGGTACTCTGCGTTGATAAAGGGGCGGTAACCGCTGCTCCCACCACCAACTTTTGTACTGCTGCAATTTGAGTAGCAAAGTCACCAATGCCCTCAAGCAATACACTAAGTTCGTCTGCCGTGTTGGCTCTAACGTTAATTAAATCGCCAGTTCCAGTCTTGTATGATACTTGTAACTTCCAGTCTTCTGCCATTTATATTTCCTTCTTTGTTGAGAATTGACAATGAGCGGTAAGTCCGCACATGTATTGACAAGAGTTTGTGTTGGGCAAGAATATTCCTGCTTTGCGTGCTTTGTCAAAACCTTTTACCAGGAACTCCATTTTATCATATGTATATCCTGATAAATCAACCATCTCTACAGTATTGCTACCGCGAGACATGTAGTAATTTCCCCAGTCAACCTTTATATCAAAAGTTTCTTCGAGACCAAGTTTGTAAAAACCTAGTTGCAAAGTACTGGTTGGTGTGTTCTTAGATGTTTTGAGGTCAACAATTACTAGTTGCCCATTAACCTCAAAAATTCGGTCTATCACCATTTTAATTGGAACATCCGCCACTACTGGCATTAGTTCTAATTCAATTGCTGGTCTTCCATCTGGAGCAATCCAAATCTTCCAGTTAGGATTCTGCTTACGCCAAGCAATATACTCACTAACCCACATAGGTCCTGCAGTCTGCCAAAAATTAATATCTTCCTTGTTAGGATTAAGTTTGGTAGCCTTACCACCTATACGAGCATTGGTTAAATCAATATCACCTTTACAGGTATTCCAAGATTCTGTCCATAAATTATCAACATCATTTATCATAGGTTGTCCCTATCATAAGTTTCACAAGCCAAGTGGAATGCTGAACCTCCAACAGACCATACAGATGGCTCTTCTTGTTTTGCTAATAATCTACCTAGGTAATACTGATATCCACAAGTCAAATAGGTACTGAAAGCACTATAGGATATATGTTCTGGTAGTGTATATTCTTCTAGTTTTATTGTCATTAGATTAAGTATATCATTGTGGATAAGGAGCATTGGTAGGCTACTTGGAGTTGCCTCCCTACATAGGTTATTCCTATGTGTATAATTGATATTAATATAATATATAAAAGACCCCGAAGGGGTCTATAGTATAATATATAATTAATTATATATCTAAGGAGTACTATATTGGAAATCATAAATAATACCTTTTGGGCTGTATTCTTTGGGTCTACGTTAGGAACCCTAACTGTATACCTAATCACAACTATACTCGATGAGTATCGTTCTGCAAGAGAGCAAAAGAACATTAGACTTCTAATGGAAGAGTGGGAAGAACTAGAAGATTAAGCCTTAAAACGACAAAAGAACCCCCTTACCCAGTATCTCTACTAGGTTTGGGGGTTTTCGTGTCTCTAAAGGGCGTTTAAAGCCCTATTAGGGGTATTTAATTAGAGCCTATGCCGTATTCTTTTTCAGTCTTATCAGCCCATTTAGCCAACGGAGCAGCCAATGCGCCAATTAGGATTGCTTGCTCAGGAGCAAGGTCAGCAGCAAGGGCTAAGCCCATTGTTACAGCCGATGCTAGTACTGCCCGTACATAAGACTTAAATGCAGCCTTAGTCTTTGGGTCTTTTAGTTTAGCGATTAGGTCTTTCATTGTTTCTCCTATTTTTTTTTAGGTGGTACACCCATCCAACTGAACCAGTTAGAATCGTCTTTAGCGTATTGTTCTTTAATTGAAATATGTAAATGTTTATTATGTTGGTTACTACCCTTATAGGTATGTTCGCCTTTTTCCTTGCTCCAAATTTTACCTTTAAATATTAAATACTTAACCCTAATATCATCTTGTATCTTAATATAAATATCTTTACAGTCTATCCCGTTGTCTGGGTCGTGTGTTAAGTCTACTGCTAATCCAGTATTGTGGTCTGAGTTAGGACTCTGACTTAGGTGGGCAGCAGATGGTAGTAGACCATCGCTTGCTTTCTTCCTGTTGGGTTTTAATGCCGTCGCTTGGCGCAATACAGCAATCGCAGCAGGTGTGGCTTTCTTGACAACAGTTGCCATTTATTTTTTCCTTATCCATACTTGCCATCCCATACGTAGTATATCAATTTCATTCTTATGTTTTGCTAGCCAAGCATCTATTGCTGGCTTAGGATTTTTATCTGTACCATCTGGATGGTCCCATTCATAATCATCAAATGCCATAATGCCGCTAGGTTTAAGTAAGTCCCAAGATAGGTCAGCATCTAAAGTAACTGACTCTGGTAGATGGTCTCCATCAATATAGATAAAGTCATACTTAACATCTCTATGTTCTTTTAGCCAATCACCACTAAATGCTTTATGTGATGCCACTTTTTTAGCATAAGGCTTCATCTGTTCCTTATATGCTTCTTGTATATCATCCCAGTTATATACTGACTCGTGAGGTAGATTACCACACCAAGGGTCTATATCTACAAGCAATGATGTTGGGTCTGTAAGAATATTCTCTAGTAGCCAAGCAGATGCGTTGCCAGTAAAGACACCTATCTGTAAAAACTTAAGATTTTTCTTGCCTTTAAACTCTGCTAATCCATTCTCAAAATCTTGGACTGTTGCATTGTTATAAAACCATTTTGGAAAGTTATCTGTTTTCATCCCCATTACTTTCTACTTTTGTATTAAAATTTGGTAAAGCGTATCTACTTTTTCCTCTAACCGATTGACCTGGTCCTTGACACTAGAGCCCCCATTGGGACGAAGTTCAGACAGATAGTGTTTAACTAAGTGTCTTACTGTCATCGCTAGTGTTCCCACTAATGTAGTTGCTGCTACGGCAAGGGCTGCCCAGTCATTCGGTGTCATTATACTGTCCTAATCGTAATCTCAATTACGCCTCCAAAACCATCAAATCTTTTATCTGGTGGAGTCATACGCATAAACGAGATTTGCTCAATAACTACTTGACGACTTTCGCCAGTAGTAAGGTCTTGCCAGGTAACAACATCGCCACCTTCTTCAACATTTTCTAGAAGTTGTAATCTTTCTAGTGCCTTACCTTCATAGCCAGATACCACATTGTATCTATCTGTTTCAATATCAAAGCAGTAAACAGGAAATCTCATAACCCTCTGACGAGGTGTAGCAATAGTAGCCTTTGCTTGATAGCCCTTAAATATAGGACCTGCACTAGTGGTTGTAGCATCACGATTAAGAATAAACTTATAGGCTACATACTCTTGCGCTGTATCAGGATTAGATGTACCTACTTCAACTGCAGTTACTCCTGCTTCGTAGGTAATGTGGTCATACTCAACACCATCTTTATCAACAGTCTCAAGGACTAATGAACCTTTAGTAAAGTCTCCACGAGCAAGTAAACGCTTAAAGTTCTTAGGTTCTAATGTTCCATAGCGAATGTAACCGCTAGTGATAAAGCCAGTAGATGTTAGTGTTGCACTTGCTTCAATGTTAATGCTACCTACCTTGTTAACCTTACCAACAGGTGATACGGCAGTAGATGCTACGTTAGAGGCAGTCTTGGCATAGGTAAATGTTGTAGTGGTTGGTACGCCAGTAACCGTGTACTGACCATTGAATGTAGAGTCAACGCCTTCTACCCATACAGAATCATCAACGGCTAGGCCGTGTGCTGCAGATGTAGTCAAGGTTGCTACGTTAGATGTGAGTGCTTTGTTGCTTACTGAGCCAGCATTAACTGCCGTAGTAGCAAATACTAATCGGTCTGTTGTACCAGCAAATGCACAGGTTGTTGTGCTGTATCCTGATGTACCGCTTACATATAAGTCATTAGCATAAGCAAAGCGTAGAGTCTCTATCTCATTACCAAGGTCAATACGGATAACTCCTGCTGCACCATCTACACCAGTTGCACACCAGATAAATCTGTCTCGTGCAGCAAAGTCATAGCAAGGCTGAGTGGTTTCCACAATAAGTGGACCATAGTTAATGGAGCCGTCTTGGTCTGAGACAACTGCTGCACGGATTCCTTTATTAGTACCTATCATCATATAACCTAGGTAGTAAAAAATCTTATGGATAATTTCTCCAACTGGCATCTCTGCTGCAGTAATAGCAGTAGTAAGAGTTGGCATAACACCAGAGGTATTAAGAGTAAATTTAAATATGCTTGACTGGGTGCCACTATAACCTGCTATGTAGATGGCTGGACCAGAAGCGGTAATGCTTGTAAAAACAATATCAGTATCACTGTGTGTGTATACAGGGCTTGGAAGGGTAGACGCAGATGAAGATATTTCGTATATCTTATTGTTAATACCCATAACGATACGGTCTTTAACGTATTCCATAGTGGCAGTAGTTACAGTAATACCATTGTCGGTAATCATAAGAGTATCACCAGCACCAGAAACACCAGTTAATAACTTTTTGTATACACGCAATCTTGGAGTACCGCTAGCAATAATATTAGTAATCCAATAAGCATAGGTACCATCATCACATATAGCATTAACTGCATAATCAGTTCCTGCTGCATAATCTAAGAAATGTGTAACAGTTCCATCTTCTGCAATTTTGTCTACATCATACTCATCCCACAGTAAGACACCATTAGTTCCACCGTACTCAATAGAACGGGCAATCTGAAATGGTTTACCGTTAGTCTGAATTGCGCCAGTTGTATAGTGTGTAGTAGCGGTATCTTTAAGTAGGGTTACTTGTCCCTTAGTCCAAACATTAACACCCTTGCTATCTGTAAATCTGTAATCAACAGTCTCACCAGCAGATGGGTCATAGAACTTTATACCTGAACCTGAGTGGAATGATGACTGAGAACGTAACCACCAGCCAGTAAGTGACTGCTCACCTGGCTCTTTACCATTATCAAACTGGTCTTTCTTATAAGGAGCAGTTTGTCTGATGTAAGGACGTGCATCATTTATGGCATAGAAGAATGGTTGGCCACCAACTGCTACATCATAGGAATCAGATGTATTCTGCCAGTATGTACTTGTAGAAACAATGCCGATGTCAACGGCAATTGCTTTAGCATTACCAGACGAATCACCACGCCCTTCGGTTATATCACGACCAGCCACAGTGCTCCTTTAAATAGTTGTTACTTTAATTAGAATTTGTAATCCTGTAAGATTGTACTAAGCAATTGGTTTTATTTTAATTATTGCAGGTTCAATACAAATAACTAAACCCTCAGCATATTCTTCTTGAACCATCGCTTTTGCTTTACCATCTGTATCAATAATACAGTCGCTATATCTAGTTGACCCAGCACCCAAGTCTTTACCAATAATAAAATTACTATGCCAAATTTCAAAGAGTTCAGCATTATCCCATTCATACCAATTCCACATTAGGCTGTTATACTCCATTTCGAACTAAGATAATCTCTAACTTGTGTCAATTCTGTAGCATCTAAAACTTTATTGTAAGTAATTATTTCTGAAATTATGCCAGAAAATGCCAATACAGGCGTAAAGTTATAAGCACCAATAGCAGTGCTTGAACCCGACCTTGATAACGTTGAACCAATAGTTCCAGTAAAAGTAAGAGTTATTTCACTTCCGTTAAAACGGCCTTTCATTTTATCTGCATTTGTAGCACCACCGCCATCATACCTAACTTCTAGATTAGACAAACCTGATGGAAAAGTTATTGATGAATTAAGTCCCCAATCGCTATCAATTTGCCAATATAAAGTACTAGGTTGAGTGTAAGGCCAATATATATTAGTACCACCTCCACCTGTACCTATTAACGTAGCCCCATTATTATAATCCCTTGCAATAATAAAAGTTGTAAAAGCGCTACCATTAAAACTAGCAGTAGTAGATAACACATCATTGCTGCCATCAAAATCAACACCAATTGAAGGTGAAGTAACTCTAGTAGGTTGGTTTGCTACTGTTGCTTGAGTAGCGTGGTAAGCATTTCCGCTTTTATCGTTCCATTGGCTAACTACTGCACCGCTAGAATAAGTAAAGGTTGTAGCATCATTAGCATCTAACCATAAGTATAGATTACTAATATTTGCAGGTGAAAAAGCAGTTAGTTTAGATGAGGCTACGGCTCCTAATATAGGCATTATGTCCAACTCACATTTCCAGTACCAGCAGTAATTGTGGCTCGCTTGTAACCACCACTTGCAGAACTTTCTGTACCTGTTAAGCCTGCACCAATTGTAATTGTTTTAGTATCAGGGTATCTTAAGATAACAACTCCCGAACCACCAGCGCCACCATTATCAGAACTAGAAGTGCCACCACCTCCACCGCCACCACCTGTGTTTACGCTACCTGCTGTTCCAGGATTCCCACCTAATCCACCATCTCCGCCACCACCAGTGCCACCTGTTCCAACTAAACCAGGACCGTTTGAGTGACATCCACCGCCACCGCCACCAGCATAAGTTACAGATGAACCTGTAATAGATGTTGCAACACCATTACCGCCATTAGTAGCGTCATTATCTGAGCCGCCATCTTGACCTTGTGCTCCAGCACCGCCACCGCCGTTACCAGCAAAGGCGCCACCGCCTGTTACACCATTTCCGCCACGAAAACCTTGTCCGCTTGTACCCGTTCCACCATTGGGACCAGCAGAAACACCGCCAGTAGCACCACCGCCACCTGAACCACCATTAGGATTTGAGGAAGCATTATATCCACCACTACCACCACCACCGCCTGTAGAAGTAATTGTTGAAAAAACTGAATCATTACCTTTAGAGCCTGGCTCGCTTCCACTTGAACCACCATTACCACCAGCACCTATTGTCACCGTGTAATTAGTATTTGTTGTAAGAGATAAAGCAGTTTCTAAACTACCTCCACCACCAGTTGCTGTAACGGTACATCTTAAGCCGCCAGCACCTCCGCCGCCGCCACGAAAACTACCACCGCCTCCACCACCTGCAACGACAAGGTAGTCAACGGTAATTGGTGCGCCAATGTTTCCTGAAATTGCCGAAGCAAAGATTCCTGAAATTCGCATTAAGCAATATCTCCTATTACATACCAGGTATCTGTTGCTGCTTTAATACAAGTAGCCATACCATAACGAGCACGAATCTTAGGTGCAGCAGCAGAAGCGCCTGTTGATTGAATAGTTGTTGTACCACTTGTTACGGCTTGAATAGTTGTTTGACCTGCACCAATTTGCAATACGTTTATTTGAGTACCTACTGGAAAAGCAACCGAAGCATTTGTAGGTATAGAAAAAGTATTTGCTGCCGCATTATTCATTGTTACTACTTGGCTATTATTAGCAAGAACAGCCGTATAAGAAGCAGTTTCAGCGTCAAAAGCAAGATTTATTTTTGCGTCAGTTAATGTTTTATTAGTTAAAGTATTCGTGCTTGAATCAGTTACTGTAATATCGCTAGTAAGAGCGAGTGTTCCAGTAGTTGTTGGCAAGGTTAAAGTTCCAGTATTAGATATACTAGAGATAACAGGACTTGTTAAAGTTTTATTAGTTAGAGTAGTTGTGCTTGAAGCAGTAACTGTAATATCGCTAGTCAAAGCAAGCGTACCTGTACTTGTTGGAAGTGTTAAAGTTCCAGTATTTGTAATGCTTGATATTACAGGACTTGTTATTGTTTTATTTGTGAGCGTTTGAGAACCTGTAAGGGTTACTCCAAATGCTGCGTCATCGGCAATCGTTCTTGCACGGGTCATTAGGCTATATCTCCAATCACTGTAAAGTTGTTGCTGCTAGTACAAATTATAGTACAAGCCGAAAATTGCGCTCTTAGGTTAGGCGCTCCTGATGTAGCACCAGTTGAGGTTAGTACGCTAGTTCCATTATTTCTAATTTGAACTGCACCAGCACCAATGCGTTGTATGTTAATCATTTGTCCTGTAGTAAATATTCCGCTAGGCACAGTCAAGGTTAAGGTCCCAGCATCACTCATAGTAATTAACTTATTAACATCACCAGCAACCAAAGTATAGTTAGCAGTTTTTGCATTTATAGTTACATCAAGAGTAGATACTGCATTTAGTGTTTCCCATTTAAGTCCAGAACCAGTTGATGAATCTGCAATTAAATATTGGTTATTAGTTCCAACTGCAAGTCTACCAACAGTGTCAGGTGCGGTACCTATAAGTATGTCACCCTTAGCATCTATTGTAGTCACTGTTAATGCGTTGGCTACAGTAAATTGAGTAAAGGCTAATACTTCTATTATATCTCCTGCTGCTAAAGCAGTAAGACCAGTAATGCTTGAACCAGTAGTGGCTGCATAATCTCCACCTCTTGATAGTAATACACCATTAAGATATACTTGCTCATAACCTACTGTGTAAGCAAGGGTTACCGAGTTATCATCTGTACCATTAAGTGTGGTCTCACCACCTGTTGCAGTCTTACTCCAACGAAGTGCTGTAACACTTGAAGTAATATTACCCCAAGCAGAACCAGACCATACCTGCATAACAGAGGTTACGGTATTAAAGTAAAGAGCACCTGTAAGTAAAGCATTACCATCATTATCTACTGACGGAGCAGATGCTTTAGCACCTAAGTATCTATCATCAAATGAATCATATGAGGCTGCAGCAGCAGTAGCGGCAGCAGAAGCAGTGGCAGCATCGGCTGCTACGGCAGAACTGATTGCATCTGCATAAGTTTTAGTTACTGCGTGTAGTCCAATTGTAGGAGCACCTGAAAGAGTTAAGGCTCCAGTCATCGTTGAACCTGATTTAAGTACTACTGTATCTGAGAAGTTGGCTGTATCAGCAAGGGCTGCAGCAATCTCATCAAGGGTATCTAATGTGCTAGGAGCGCCTGAAATTAAGTTAGCAATAGATGTATCTACATAAGCAGTAGTTGCAGCATCTGTTGTGTTAGCAGTAGGTGTACCTAAGCCTGTAATCTTTTGGCTATTAAGGGCAACTGAACCAGTAGGTGCAGCCATCTGGTCTAAACGAGATGTGCGAACCTGTGTATCAAAGTCAGAGACTGTGGCAGCAAGTTGTGTACCAGTATGATTAGCACGAGCAAATGGGTCGGCAGTTAACTTAGCAGCAGTAATAGTTCCATCAGCAATATCAGCAGCAACAATAGTTCCATTTGCTATATCAGCAGATGTAATAGTTCCTGCAAGGTTTAACTTGCTATATGAGATAGCAGCAGATGCGTTAATGTCAGCATTAACAATTGCGCCAGTACCAATAACAGTTGTTAAACTTACATTACCAGTACCATCAAAAGATACTCCGCTTGCTTCTACATCTCCAGTAAGTTGGAATGTTCTACCAGTAGCAAGGGCTGTAGCAGTAGCAGCATTACCTGTTGCACTACCTGCAGTACCTGATACATTACCTGTTACGTCACCAGTTAGGTTACCTGTAAAAGTACCTGCAATAGCACCAGTACCAGTAATGGTAGGGCTTGCAATAGTTGGGCTAGTTCCTAATACATTTGCACCAGAACCAGTTGAAGTGGTTACTCCAGTACCACCATTGGCTACTGGTAAAGTTCCAGTTACGCCAGTAGTTAAAGGTAATCCAGTTGCATTAGTAAGTACTGCAGCAGTTGGAGTTCCCAATGCTGGAGTAGTTAATGTTGGGCTAGTTAAAGTTTTATTAGTTAAAGTCTGAGTATCGGTAGTTCCCACTACGGAACCAGTTGTACCGTGTACCGCAGAAGATGCCTCAATATGAGTATTTGCTTCACGATAGTCACGACCAATTGCCATATGTCGTACTACTGCACCAGCAGAGTGAGCAGAACCAGTGCCTGGGCTAGCACCATCTACACCTCTAGATATAGAGATGGTATTGCCTGAAGAGTAGTTACTTATATCTACAATTTCTTCAAGGGCTGTATCTGGGTCAATCACCACCGTAAAGGTCTGGCCAGCAGGAACTGTAACTCCACCTAGTAATGATGAACCTGATACTACAGTTGCAGTAGTAGCAGTAGAAGTTATTGCGGCAGACAGTGTGGTCTGTTGTGAGCGTGAGGAGTATTTGCGTGTTGTCATTTATTTACCTATCGGCTGTAGTGGACGCGGATTGGATACAGGGTCTGTTGTCTTTGAGTTTCCTCATTGAGACGTTGTGTATATAGGGCGTATAGTTGTTTTGTTGCAGTTTGTGAAGCACCATAAGGACGTTTGCTATCTGTTTCATCTGCTTGTGGGCTAACTTGGCCAGCACGTGCAGGGTCAAGGTAGGTAAGCAAACGATAAGAAGCGCCAAGAACGATTACATCTTTACAAGATTCTGGCAAACCAGTTTGTGTTGAAAAGTCTTGAGCGTTAGTTGTAAATGGTGTTGGGTCTGTAGAGTATACAACCTTAACAGTTCTACCAGGAGTAATGTAATCTCCAATGGTTACTGTCTGAGATGTAGCACCAAATGCTGTAGCATCAGCCTTAGAATCCCAAGACCAGCGACGCACAGGAATCCATTCAAGTGATGGACCAACTGATTGCCACATAATTGTAAGGATGTTTTGGATGTTTAATCCATCAAAATCATAGGTTGTTTGAGCAGCATTAAATGTAAAGGTAGTTACTTTAGCAGCATAGATAGTAGAACCAGCAGCATTGATAGTATCATTGATAGCCTTCTTAACCACATAACGTGGGAAGGTTGGTGAGATAGTAACCTTAGTATCTAATGTGTGTGTAGCAGCAGTAGTACCTAGATAACCACGACCATAAGGAGATACAGTTGCTGTGTTAGCAACACGGTCAAATGAATCAATCCACATTAACTCTTCATCAATCTCAACTACACCTTTACCTAGATTTTCAGTTGAACCTAATGATAAGATAGTAGGAGATGTAGATGATGATGTGGTAGTAGTAACAGCACTGCTTAAGTGTGTTGCTCTATCCTGTTGATAGGTATAACCAGCAAGGTTAATACTTACTTCATTGATTAAGTCTGTTAATGTAGTTGTCAAGAGGCTATGCTCCTTAGTGCGTCAATTGCTGATTTGCCAGTAGTTCCAGCAAGTTCATTACAGATACCATTTAAATCTTTATAAGCAGAAGGTGCTCTACCAGCACTTGCCTTTTTATTCAAGGCTCCAATTATTCCAAGTCCTGATGTGCTAGCCCAAGCATTAGCAGCACCTTGTTCATCTTTAAATGCTGTTATTGCTGGGTAAGTTCCACCATTGGCTAGGCGATTTAGTTCAGCACATAGAGTGCTACCTGCGGTACCTGTTGGCATTGTTTATCCTATCTAGGTGTAATGATTTTCTTATCAGGGGTGATAAGTTTTGACTTAGGCTCTTCCTTAGGTTTACCAAAGAATGCCTTGTAATAATGTTCATCAAATGAAAAGCGTTTCATATGTGGAGCAGTGGCTCCTGTATGGCAATAGAGTGGAACTTCTGCCTTATCGCATAGTGCAAAGAAGAATATATCTTCGCCTATAAACTTAGTTCCTCTACCCATCTCCATAAACATCTGTCCATCTGGTGCTACGGGTCTTACCTTTTCAACTACGCTACGGTGCATTAGGATAAATCCAAATCCTGCAGCATCTACTTTAATCAGTTTATTCTCAGGTAATGGATGCACTCTGGTTAAACCAAAGCCACCTTCATTATCATTAACAAAACTAAATACTGTAGGCATTGGAACCATCAAAGGTTCCTCAGGGTTATCTGTAGTAAAGTATACTCCAGAAATTAATGGACGCTCTTTAGCATCTCTATTATCCCATAATAATCTAAATTTCTCTGGACTAATTACTACATCTGAGTCTACCCATAGTAGCCATTCGTAGTTAGTCTTATCATACCAGTAATCAATTACTGTCTGTCTTTGTCTAGCAATCTGATTGCCTTGACTTCTTAGTGATGTTGCAAACTCTACACCAGACTTTAACATTACATCTGTTACGCCTTGCATAAACTTGCCATCAACCATACCGTTGTCACACCATACAACTGCTATTGAATCTTTTGTCCCCTTGGTACTCATATTACCACTTAACCTTGTCCGCCCAATAGGCTGCACTCATCTTACCTTTAGCAATATTCTTTCCGTGTCTTGCTTTAAAAGACTTGCGCTTTGCTTTCATACGCTCTGATTCGCCAGCCTTAGGAGCACCTGCTGTACTTGCACCTTGCTCGCCAAATCTGATAGTCTTTACTTTTTCTCCTACCTTAGCCACTACTACGTGTGACTTCTTAGGATGATTAGGTGTACGCTTTGGCTTGTTGAAGCCAGATACTCCTGCTCTCTTTAATCTTGAATCAGCCATTATTTGCCCCTATACTTTGCTGTCTTCTTTGCTATGCTCTTAGGTTGTTTAACAAACTGTTTGCCTTTAGCATTACCTTTGGCCTTAGCCCTATTGGTTGCTGCCTTCTCTGCAGGACTTAATGCAGCCCACGCTGCAGTAGGTAGATATCTCTTCTTACCTTTAGATGGTTTACCATCAGATGTTTTCCACTTTTCAGCAGACCACTTCTTAAGTGATTGTTGAGATTTAGCAAGTGCCATTACTTGTAACCTCCGCCTGCTTTCTTATATTGAACTGCAAGTAGTTGTGCTTTACGGGCTGACCATTCTCCAGGGTCTCCACCCTTAGAACCAGCCTTAATCTTCTTAAACAATGTTGCTCTCATACCAGGTTTGGTATAGTTCCCAGCAGCATTAACTTTAGACTTTGCTTTCTTCTTCATTTGCTCCCCTTTATTGTTTCTTTAGTCTTAGGGTCAAGACGAGTTTTTTCCCGTCCATCTTTTCGGAGAATAACAATTAAACCGTCCCGTATAATTGATTTATTAAATCCGTCGTGACGCTTGCGTTGACCCGATGACATTACTTCTTCTTTACTCCAGGAGTTTTACGAGTCTCTGGTATAAACATTCCTGGATATTTTTTTTCAAGGGCTTTACGAGCCTCAGCCTCAAACCTAGCCACACTCTCAGGAGATATTGATTCTTGAGATTGTCTAAGAATTTCTTCACGTCTTTTGGCTTCTCTTGAATTTATTGATGTGCCTTTACCTACTGCACGTATTTCTTCTGGAGAACTACCAGCACCCCAAGTTTTTGGTTTAGAACTTGGTTTAGGCTTTGGTTTAGGGGTAGCCATATTACTTCTTCTTACCCATTTTCTTCATAACCATTTTCTTACCAGCCTTTTTGGCTGCCTTCTTTGCATCTGCCTTACCTTTTGCTGTGTAAGGGAAGTTCATTTTTCCTACTTTTGGCATTAGATTTGTCCTATCTCTTTCATTATGGTTGCGGCTTTTGGAGTTATATCTTTAGTCTTAGGCATAGTGTCCGCATTATACGCTTTACCTAATACTTCTGATGCCCTATGCGCTTCTTGTACATGACGCATAGTTGTTCCTGCTGGTTGTATTCCTTGTGCTCTTGCATCTCTATAAGCCTGCAATTCAGATGTCCACTTCTTATCTGAAATATCTCTTTTAGCATCTCCAGAGTTCATCTGAAGTCCTAAACCTTTACATCCAAAACATCCATCAATTGCAACTGGATGATGTTCCCAGTGTTTCATATATCCCCTTATACTGCTGTAAAGTTTGCTTCTGTTACTCCTACGCCACCAGCAATTAGTGCTGCTTTAATAGCATCGTTAACTATATGATTATGTCCGCCAAGATAGAACTCTTGGTAATCATCTATTGCTTCATCAAGAACATAACGGACTCTTGAATATACTCCGCCACTCTTAGCAATACTGATACCTCTATCTAGTTTATAGAAGTAAAATAATCTATGTTTACCTGCTGGTCCTTCTCGGACTGTAGGTGTTTTAAAAACATAATCTGCCATTGTTCTCCTTAATGAACTTACTGTAAGGCTAGAGTTTCCCCTAGCCCTACCGTCAATCAACTAAGCGATTGAAGAACCTGATTCGATTCTGTATAGTGCCTCTTCACGGTAGCGTGCAAAGCCAAGTACGCCGTACCAACCCATTGGGCGGTGACGCATTAACTTGTCAACTACTGGTCCGATAACTACGTGTGGCTCTTCTGCTACGGCCTCGGCCAATGCTTGCTGTCCAGCAAGAATTGTACGATAAACACGTGCAGATGAAGAACCGTCAGTAGCATTGTACAGACGTGCAGACTCTACGAAGTATGCACCTTCGTAAGTTCCGATTTCTCCTGCCCAGATACGGTCTTGTGCAGAGCCGTATTGGTTAGGAAGCAACCATCCTGCTGAACCTGTCTCAGCACGAAGGTCGTGTGAAACTTCTGGGTGGATACCACACCAGTATAGGCTACCCTTGCGAGCAATAGACTTGTTAGCACGTAATTTTGCTACTGCCTTGCGTAGGTTTGCAGATGAAAGTGTAGCAGCAGCAGTAACTGTTGCTGTTGAAGTTGCAGTTGAACCTGAGTAGATTACGTTTGAACCGCCACGCAATGTTGTCATTGCGATAGAGTCAATAGAATCTGCAAGGTTGAATGCAATAATGTTTGCGATTGCTGGGTCTACATCAGCAAGGCTGAATAGTTCCAACGCACGTGTTACCAACACTGAGTTACCATACTCGTTAAGAGTAATAGTTACTGAGGTTGGTGTGGACATTGCTACTGCATCTGGGTCAGCATCCTCAGTGAGGGCTGTAGTTGCAGCAGATAGGTCAACATAACGTTGTAGAACAACTGTTGAACCTGGGATTGCTTGACGTGCTGGACGCTTGTCTGCTACTGAGCGAATTAACGGCTCAGAGCGAAGAGCGAATTCAAGAAGACGGTCATAAGCCTTCTGAACTAAACCAGCAGCACCAGCGGTACCTCCTAATGAGGACGAACCTGTTGATACGTAGGCGTTAGCCATGTTTCACCTCCAGGGTGATTAATAACGGAATTTTATTGTGAGCGGAGTACATCCAATAATGCATCCATCGAATCTGCATTATCAATGCGAAGATTTAAGTCTTCTGCTCGGTCTGGGGTCATAGCGTTAGACGTTAGAACATCCTGTTGACGCAATGCGGCACGGTCTTGTTCTGATGCTTTAGGCTCCTCTTTAGCAACTGTTAGTCCGAATAAGTCTGCGTTATCATCGAGCCAGTTATTAACTGACTCCTCGTTAACATCATCCAAATCCTTAAGAACTAATCTTGCTGCTTTAAGGTTGACACCCTTCTTTTCTAGGACTTCTTTGACTGTACGCTCACGCTGCACCTTGGATAATCCCTCAAGTTGCTCAGTGAGTTCTTTGATACGCTTCTCATCGTTACGCTTGGCTTTTCGCAATTTTTTAAGTAAATCGCTTCCATCCATTTGCGTATCAGTGTCGGTATCTTGGTCGTCTTCGTCTTCATCCCAGTAGTTGTTGCTCATAGCAACCCACCCTTCTATTCGTTGTAGTCGCAAGCCTCAGATTCTGGTCGGGGAACCAGCCTGGCTCTTGCTATCGGTCTAGTACACTATGTGGGGCCGATGGATTCACATAGGATTCTATTTTAGTACTGACCAGCACCTTTATTTGTAAGGCTAGTCTTTGTTAATCCAGATTGTCCTTTAAATCTGCCTTCTTCTAAAGCAGTTAAAGATTCTCTTGCTCTCTTAGCGGATGCTAATCCAAGGAATGCTTCTTGCTCTGCTTGAAGTCTTGTATAATCTTCTCCTGTAGAGATACTCGATAAGAATTCTGAGCGAGGCGCAATACTTGCTACAGTTTGATAACCCTTACGTGCTTCTTCTTGAGTAATACCAAATGATGCTAGTGCTTCAGCACCTAATGCTCCAGTGGTTACATTCTCAAATTGTTTAGAAGTCTCAGACATTGAACCAAGTCCAGTCTTTAAACCTTGTACAGCAGCAGCGCCACCAATTTCAGCAATATTGACCTTGCGCTTTAATGATGGTAGTCCTTCTGCTGGGTCTAATACTGCAGCAACAATATCTCCCTGAGTAAGCATAGGATAATACTCTGCTAAAGCAGCCTTTGTAAATGGGTCAGCATTCTTTACTCTATCTACCGCTAAACCTACTCGGTCAGATACTTCTGCTGCTGAGATATCATTTGCAATAAAAGAGTTCATTCTATCTCTTGTAGCAAGAGTAGATACACCATAAGATTGTAATACTTGAGTGTATGAACGTTCTGCTGCTAGGTATTCTGCTGCGCTTAATACTGATTTACCAGCAGTAAGGCGTGTTTTATTTGCAGGAAATCTTTTTTGGAATGCAACCGCTAATGGGTCTTTACTATTAGGGTCTTGCATAATTAATTGAATAGTATCGCTTGTATAGCCCTTTTGAACTGCTTCGGTTATTGCACTACTTAAGTCGCCAATTCCATATGAAGAAAGTAATGCAGCAATTGCTGCAATTGCATTTACTGAGGCTGCAGTAACTCCAGATGTAGAAGTTGTACCTAAAGTACCTGTGCCCGTACCTGTGCCTGAACTAGAGCCACCAAGTAAAGTAGGTAATCCATTTTTAGTTCGTTTTGCATCAGTTGCTGCAGTAATTGCTTCACCAATTGAGGTCCCAGTTAATCCTTGACCGATAGCATCATTTATAACTTTTTGATATTCAGCATCGGTTAAGTTGGCTTGAGCGCTCCAAGAATCTCCAAAATAACCAGCCTTATTAACGCCACCACGAGATTCATAATATTGTTGAGGTGTCATATTATTAGAAGCAGCGTTTGATACTATTGCTTGTTTTGTGCTTGGGTCTAATTTAGTATAAGAAACTTTTGTAAAATTAGGGTCTACAGTTTGATACTGACCCACACCTGATAATGGATTAACTGGTGCTGATGATTGTGGTAATGGATTATAGTTATACGCAGGTGTTGAAGGTACTGGGGGTAAACCCAATCTTGCTCTAGCCTTATCGCGTTCGTCAACCATTACGCTCCCAATCCAAACATCTTAGTCATATCTCTTGCAAGTGAACTTAAAGAATCTTGAGCATTTTTTGTATAAGCCCATTTAGGGTTTTTACGTAGAGAAATTTCATAATCATATAGTCCCACTAAACCCTTAGGGTCTTTAGCAATACTTTGTAGTTCTTTTAAGTCAATAGCATCTGCATCTTCTTCAAGTATGTTTGCTCTAGTCTGAAGATATGGACTTAGCAATTGTTTTACAGTGTAGCCTTTATCAATCTTATCTGCTAATGCAGGGAAGTAGGTCTTAGCCTGTAGGTTAATTAGATTAATATTGGACTTAAGTCTATCTGGGCTAATTGCTGATTCAGTTGTTATCTTTAATAATGAATCTTCATTAAATGGTATACCATTATCAGCATAGGCATTCTTTAGTGTAGTGTATGTAACTCCAAAGTTACCTCTTTGAAGGGCAGCCTTAGCCTTAACATCACCTAACTTAGCAGCACCAGTTATGTTCTTGGCATGTGTGGTAAGATACTTATTAAGGATATTAGCACGTTCTTGAGGAGATACTCCTTGGTAAATGATATTCTCATTTTTACCAACACGCTTTGTTGAACGTGACATTTGAAGTGCTTGAAGTTCATTGGTAAATGCTGTTGTTAATGCTTTAGGAGCAGTTGCTCCAAACATGTTTGTAAAGGCAGTTGTAAACTCAGCAACTGCTTCACCAACTGTAGATACGCTTGAATAAGGCTTTCCTTCTGGAGCAAACTCTAAAGGTTTATCAGCAGGTTTATCAGCAGGCTTGTCTTCGGATGCAGGCTCAACCTTGCTTTTATCTTGACCAGCAGGAGGTTTTTCATTTGGCATCTCAGGGTCTGGATACCAAGAGACTAGGCCATCACCATCTAAATCTTGATAACTACCTGACACTATTAATCTCCTATCAATGGACTAAGAACTGAATTAAAAAATATTGTTGCATTTTCATTGCCTTGAGATAGTTTAGTTAAAAGTTCTTGAGCATCGGCTCTAGTGTTTCTTTTAAACTCATCTGCTCTATCTGAAGAACCAACTACTCTACTAAGAGTAGCATTCATGTCATCATATGCTGCAATCATAGCGGCAAATGTTTCACCAAGGGCTTTATTTGGAGCCTTGTTTTCTCTAAGTAATTTTTTCATATCGTCAATTACTTCAACTCTGCGTGCATTGCTTTGGCCAGTAGGGCTTATTTGAGTTTCTAAAAGAGGATATGCAATCTTTAATCCTTTTTGACGAGTGGCTAACTGCTCCCTATAGTAACGTTTTTCATTTGGATTAGTTGCTGCTTGAATTTTAGGGTTAAACTCATCATTTAAAGCATAGTATGCCATTCGAGCAGCGGTAGTAGCCGCTTCACGAATAAAGTTTTCTTTGCCTTCTGCTACGGCAGGATTTAATGGTTGATTAGATATGAAACCTTTACTCTTTAAGTAAGAATATGATTGTAAATCAGTAGTTCCACTTACTGGAATAAAAAATGAACCAGCATCTCTATGCTCAATAAGTAATTTTTCGTTTTTGCGAACAAACTTTTCAGCCTCAATTGTTTTACGGAATGAAGCAAATCCTGTAGTATCTCTAGCAAAGTTAGTATAGGCTAATTTATCTGGATACAGTTTAGCAAAAGAAACAAGAGCCTTGCTTAAAGCATTTGGCTGGCCTTCGTATTTCTTCATCATCTTCTGGAATTCAGAATCCCAAGTAAATACACCAGAATCAATAAGTTCTTTTGGAACTCCTTTGGTATCAAATGCCACAATTGAAGCAATTGTACCCTGACCCATTACTAATTTTACAAAATCAACGTTTTTAGCCTGAGTTGCTATATTTTCAAAAAATGGTTGTAGTTCACTTGCGTTTGTTGGACCATTTCCAGTTGATACTAATAACTTAATTGCTTTTACAGCAGAAGAAAATCTTGACTCACTGTTTTCAACTGAACCAGCAGCATAGTTATATGCACGTCTTAGGTTTGCTGGAAGCGCTTTTTCCCAGGCTGGAGCATCTGGATTTAATGTACCAGTTATACTTGTTTCGTAACCCTTTATATATTCACCAACAAATGGCAGATTAGTCATTGCATCTACAGAAAGTGATGCAAGTGGGTTAGAAAGAGTAGGATTCCAGAACTCAGGGTCTAAAGATGGTGTTAACATCTTTACGTATCCACCAAAGTTAACTGGCATTGGAGTATAACTTACTAAACCTATTAAACTAAATGTTTTAAGCATTGCGGCTGCAAACAAGTCATCACCTGGGTAGGTAAAATACTTTTGCCCTTTATCGTCTTCATGGATAAATCCAGAATCTTCAAATGTCTGGTTAAGAATTGCAAGACGGACTAATCCACGTTTTTCATATTTACCTAGACGAGCAAGACGACGATAGAAATCCTCTGTTGCACGATAGTAACGGCCAAGTGTACGTAAACTATAAGCCAAGTTAGTACGGACATCACCATTATCAACAAATCCTAATGTTCTATTACGAGCAAGATTCATTGCCGTCTCGTGTACGGAAGCACGTGCTATAGAATCAGCACCTTCTTCACCAAGACCATTATCCATTAGGCTCTTCTTGGTATTTGCTTCTGTTTTCATTAATTGTTTACGGAACATAAAATAATTTGCAAGAGTAATTGGCTCTCTATCTAATAGAGCAATTTGTTTACCCATCCAACCATATCCAGAGTTAATTATTCTATATGAAATTTCAGAGAAATTCTTTCCAGTTAATGGAACAATTTCTTTACCCATAAGAGTTTCTGGGCGTGCATAAGGTTTGTCTAATTTTACTAAATCATCAATAGTAAAGTTATCCATACCACCCTTATTACGGATAGCGGTTACTAAATCCATATTGATACGGCCAGAAAAATCTCTTAATGCATATGATGCGTCAGCGTATATATGTGCCGCTAAACCTTCAGCGCCTTGCTCAGAGTATATTGCAAACTTTTTAGCAATATCATTTCCTGGACCTTTAATATAGTCAACAAGTTTTCCAATTACTATCTCTTGTTTTTTGCCAATATTCCATAGAACAATATTTCCAAATTGACCGTTGGGTCTACCGACTGTATTATTAAGTTCAAATAACCAGTGTAGAACTGCCTTGTCACTCATGCTTGAAAATTCGCTAAACTCTCCTTTAAAGGAAAGCCCCTTTAGTGCTTCTTGATTCTGTACATTAAATCGTACAGATGGACCAAATTCTTTTAATGACTTAGACATTTCTTCTGCCTCAGTATATGGACGTTCCGCCTTAACAGTTGCTCCATTAAGTTCATCAAGAACTTTATACCCTTCGAACTCTGCAAAATCACCAGCAAATTTGGCATCATTTTTAGTAATAGTACTAAATTTATTTTTAAGCATAGCAGTTGCTACGGCTTTATTAATCATAGTTGGATTATCAGCCATCATTAGCAACTCTTCTTTGCTATAATGTTTTTTAACAATTTTATATACGTTATCGTAGATAAATCCTAAATTTCTATCTTGCTTTTCTTTTCCAGTAACAGTTATTTTTGTTCCAGCGGGTCTTGCAGCACGAATTGCTCGAGATGCAGCGCGTCCTTTTATGTAATTTCCAAATCCTTCTGCTCCAGCAATTACTCCATACATACCAAGTTCTTCTGTGGAAGAACGAAGTCCAAGTCTAGGATAAAGGTTTGCAAAAGACCAAGCATCAGCAAGGCCTCTGCTGTAAGCATTGCTTGTAAAACGGCCCAAAAATGCAGTAAGAACTCCACCACGTTGTGCAATATTGCGCCATTCCGTAAAGTCAGGTAATGAACGATAGTCACTTAATTGATACTGGCGAATAGCACGAGGAGTACCATCTAGTGTTTGGCCGGCATTAAATCTATCAAGAAATATATTATCAGCATTGGCTGCATCATCAAGTTGGGAAACTTCAATTTCTTTAACTTTGCCTTTAAGTTCTTTTTTGTTTTTTAACTCTCTACCAAGTCTTGCAGAAACAATTTTAAGTTCATCATCAATTGCATTTACACGGTCCAAATCACCAGCAGCAAGTGCATCTGCTTTATCAGCCTTAAGGGCTTTTGAACGCAAAGTATATTCTGAAATTTTAGCATTTACAGAAGCAATAAGGCGGACAGCCTTACCTTCTGCATTTGCTGAAACAAGAGCATCTTGTACCTTTTTACGAACACCTTTAGGTGCAGTAAGTGTGGCTCCACCTTTTACGGTTCTCAAAACATCAGCAAGGTCACCTATATCAACAGCGCTTTGGCTTGGTGAGTAAAGTTCTCTTGACATATCATCAAGTTTAGAAAGAGCAAGTTTTCCTTCATTAGATAGGTTAAGTCCCATACCCACACCTAATGTCTTAAGCAAACCTTTAAATATAAGAAGACGTTCACCTTCGCTAGCATTTAACCAAACTGCACGCATCTGCCCAGCAGATGTTTTGTCAAGAACTGTACGTGCTAATCTAAAAATTTGAGTTGCACTAGAACCATCGCTAATATTAATGATACGTTCATTTTTAGGAGCAATTGCAAATGTACGAGTTACTCTATCAATTTTAGCAAGTGTTGATTGGTCTTTTGCTGCTAATATTTTAGGAACAGAGGTTTTTTGAAATCCTATTTTCTTTGCCCAAATTAACGGGTCAAGAGAAAATTGTGCAATAAATTCTTCTTGAGTTTTAGTCACATCAAGTGCTGAGTAACGTTCAGTTCCCAAAGTCTTGGCAACGGTATCTTTAAATTTGTTACTTGCGGTACGAGTACGACTCATATAAGGTATAAGTGTATCTTTGCCAGCGATTCCAGCATTGCCTGATAAAATTTCTGTAAAGCGTCTACCATTGTCAAAATACATTAATGCATCATCAGCATTGCGAACATCGGCTTTAGCCAAATCATTAACTACATTGATATTGATTTCAGGAAATCTATCTTGTAAACGATTAAGGGCTTGAGCCTTAGTAGGTAAATCACCATTACGGAAAGTTTCAATTAACTTTCCTGCTTCGTCCCAGTAGTTACGAACTTTAACTCTAGTAAATGCTTGTTCAAGAGGAATAGCGCCTTCGCCAACTTTAATAAATCCATATTTAGCAACCATTAAGCCACGATTAATTTTACCACCAACAATAAGTGGGTCAAGGGCAAAAGTTACACCAAAATCTATTGGTGCAGAAATAGTACTAAATAATGCTCTTGCCTTGCTATCACCTAAGACTGCTTGTTCATACTCATGTGGAAGCAATGAAATTACTGCACGAGCAATATCACGTCCAGGACTTATTTTAGATTTTTCAAATCTTGCTACAGCGTTAGAAACTTCTTTTAATGCTTCTTCTTCGCCACTAACATAACGATTAATTAAATCTAAAACGCCTGCATTGTTTTCATATTGTTCAAAGTTTTCAATTAAATCTTCTTTAGAGGCAAGCAATCTACCAACATATGATGCAGCAGGAGTTAAGTCATTATTAAACTGAGCAACTGCTTTTTCGTCAAATACTCTGTTTGGTGCAGCAGCCTGTTCCCAATATTTTTTCCATGTAGTTGAATCATCTGTTGGTAATGCATCTTCTCCACCAGGAAGTAATTCTTTAAATCCTTCAACAGTATATCGCCCAAAAGAAGTTAATAAATTATCGCCTTCTGCTTGCGCTAACCTGGCAGCAATAAATGGTTGTTTAACAAGTTTTTCTTGAGGACGTACTAGAAGTTCTAACCCTTTTTCAACTTTAGTAGCAGTTTTACCGCCAACTTCAGTTTCAGTAAATTCATTAAATAAACCTTTTACGCCACCAATTGCTGCCCTTCCACCTGCTGAAAGAGCACCTAATGGGCTAAGTGATTGAAGGTTCTTAACAGCATCTATTGCTGTAGTTCCGCCACCATACCATACAGCACTTTTAACTGATGATAATATATTACCTAAAAAACTTTTATCTTCTTTAGCATATTTAGGACTATACATTGATGTTAAAGCATCACGAGTAACTTTGTCCATAGCCTGAAACTTTTTGTAGGCATCACCTTGTGAAAGTGAAGTAAGTTCATTATGCTTATTGCGCAGGTCAACCATCGCAGCAAGTTGATTAACCTCATTCTTTGGCAATGCTCTTTGAGCAGCCGCTACAGCCACACCAGGTGCGGACTCAGCAATTTTAGTTAACGGTTTGTCTTTCTCGGCCATTAAAGACCTCGTGAGGAAACAAAGTTATAAAGGTCTTGTACTTCTCCAGTAGGGTCAATATCAATCATTGACGCAAGAACCTCAGACAATGAGCGCTCACGAGGTAAATTAAGTGCTTCACTTCCTGGGCCTGCACCAAAATCCATACCAGCAGTTAATGGTTCATTTGGTCGCTCAGTAGGGGCAGTTAAAGGTGTCATAGGCTCTAACATTGCAGCCATAGGGTTTGCATTTGATGTAGTAGGTTTATTTGGTCCAGCCATAGGCGCAGCCATTTGTTGTGCCATTGTCTTTTGACCTTCGCCATAGGCAAGTCCAGGAATATATTTGGCTGCTTGTGTGCCAGATTGTCCTGCTCCGCCTGTTGCGGAAACATTTGCTGGATTGTTCTGTGGTGCTGTTGGGCGCATGCCTCCACGATTTTCAGCCATGATTTCCTCCTACTTAATTTTTCTAGGTTGTTCTTTTGATATATAAGGACCTGCAGTAAATGCGGTAAGTTTAGATGCTATTTCCATTGCTTCATAAGCATCTGCGCCAGCATGTATAGCACCAAGTGCGTATGCTGCTCCTGAGCCTGCAGCGTATACTCCATCTGCAGATTTACTTATAGACAATTCTTGGTCAACATCAAATATTTCCCCACCAACAGCAATAATAAACTGAAAGCGAGTTTCTTTAGTATCTTCATCAAAGTTATAACCATTCTCTGTCATACACTTGCGAAGAGATGGCATTGCTTTTCTAATCATAAAACGATAAAGGTCTTCTTTATCTTGTTTTGTAGGAATAGGTGATTCCCAAATATGTTGTGCTATATCGCAAGGTAAAGTCTCTCCAGAACCTGCAATTAAAAACGAACCATTTGCAGTAATCTTTTCAACTTCAGGATGCGTATAAATACGCCCACCCTCATCAGTTGTTTGACTATCGGCAACTATGAAGCATCTGTCTTTATGTTCTAAGCCTATTATAGTTGTCATTGTCCCCTACTTGGTTATTAGCCCCTAGTTACTACTCTTGCGTTTCCTTTTCCACCTGCTGTTAAACTTGTTAAAATTGTTTGAATATCTGGTGGTGGTGCCATAGATTCACTGATTGGTGCACCTTGCTCAGGAGAAGGAGAGCCTCCTACTGGGGCACCAGAGGGAGCAGGGGACGTTTGCTCAACCATTGGATTAGAAGCGCCAGCAGGAGGGACCTGTTGTTGCGGTGCAAAGGTAGCCTCAATAGCATCTTCTAATGCTTGTCCCTTTTGGCGAGCCTTGATTACCGCAGCAATTTTATTTACCATATCAGATGGGTCTTGTCCCTGTGTTGCCATCGCTGGAATGGCTTGAGCCATTGCTGTAATACCACCGAGTAATGCTGTACGCATATCTTCGATTTCAATCTTTTCAAGTTCTTGTGTTACGTTAACTGTAAATGGCAACTCACGCATAGCCATATCTTTAGAAATTAACTTGCCTCCAAGAGCCTGTAGCATAAAGATAAGACCTTGGGCTGGATTAAGACCAGCAAGCATTCCATAACGAACATCAGCAGAATAATCTTTTTTGATATCCTTGGTTGGCTTGTATGTAATTTCATAAGGTGAGCCAGAGTCTACACCACGAATTGTTTTTTCTTCAGGGTAGATTGATTCATCAACTTCAAAACAGATACTAATAACATCACGAAGTGCTGCAGCAAAGATTGCTTGGGCTGATTTAACCTGTGTATCAAATGCTCCCATAAGAGCCTGTACACCTTGACCAGTAACAATAGATGCATCAATATTACCAGTACGTCCTTCTGGATAACGAGCACCAACTCTAAGTTCTTGGTTAAGTAATGTTTGTTCTGTAAATGCGCCTTGTGGTAGAGTAAGTTCTACTCGACGAACACCTGCTGGGTTGGCGGTACGGATAACCGCATCTCCACCCAACTGTAATTCTTGTACATCTTGTGGAAGTACAATAGGTGCCTGTACTGATTTCTCCGCTGCTTCCATTGCCAATAAGGCGAAACGGTTGCGGAGTAACTGAATTCCAAGTACGTCGTCAAATTGTCCACGTAGTTCGCTATCAATAGATGGCTTACGTGCTACAACTACCATCATCTTACCAAGAGGATTCTTGGCTTGTGATAATACTAAATTATCCTTTGAAGGGATATAAACAACTGATTGGTCTTTATCGTAATAACGAATCATCTCAACCATGCCATTTAGGTCTTGCTTGTAACCCATTCCGCCAAGAAGTATATTATCATATTCTGGGAACTGACTTACTAACTCACCTAATGTTAAACTGTATCTTTTAGCAAATGCTACGCAACGACCATATCTATCAAACTCTGGATATGCTCCAATTGGATTTTCAATACGAACACGAGGAAGATTTGCTTCATCATCTAATTCTATAATAAACGGAACAAAGCCGTAGGTTATATACCAGTCTGCTCCTGAGTACATCTGGACCGATAGGTCAGAATGCGAAAAATAATTACTAGCAATACGAGTACGCTTATCGGCAAAATTACGAGCACGGTCATTAACCGCATTAGCCGCCGAGCAGTTGACTGCTGGGAGAGGAGCCATAACCTCTGAAAGGTCTCTGGCAACGACATCAATAAAATTTGCAACGACATTAGCATCTACACCATCTGGAAAGAAGTCAGGATAGACTTCAGAAATTTTGCCCTTACGAACAGCAAGAACATCTAGATTGCGAGCATCTCTCTCGCTATTACGATAACGTAGCGATTGGACTCGCGCCGATATCTGTTCAATTGTTAATGCCATCTACGTCCTAACGATTATTTACGCTTGTTTTTATTTGCTTCTTGTACTTGACGCTTAATGCTTTCTTTTACTGCTGGGACTTGTGTGAATCCACCAGTTGCAATGCCAGCACCTGCAAGTTTTGCAATACCTTTTGCTTGTGTTTTTACTAAAGAAGGAGTGTTGTAAATTGGATTTACACTCTTACCGCCAGCACCAACAATACCGCTAGTGGCTCTTGTAGCGAGTTTCTTTGCAACTGCTCTAGCAGCGATACCTGCTGCGATTAATGGAAGTGCCATTTGTTTCTCCTTTAACTGTAAGTTTCTTGCCATTGCTCTGCAAAGGCTTCGTCTAAATTAAGTGAACCTCTACCAGCCATCTGTGCTCTAGTAGCCCATCTGTTTGTCTGGTACTGTCCAACTCTACTTGATGTTTGCATAAGTTCTCTACATCTGATGATGGCGAACCATAATGCCATAACACAGTCGGTTGGGTTCTTAGTATCAGGCTTCCAAATAATAAGTTGCTGTACTAAAGACTTAAGGCCTTCAGAGCCTTCATTGCTTGGTAATTCTATTAAGTTGTTATCTTGGAATCTACCATCTTTGGATGAACCAAAAAGGCTTGCCATAGATGCTACACCAAATCCAACATCCCATTTATTCTTACCAGTAAAGTGTGAGTTAAGTTGACATCCATAGGATGCAAGATAGTCACGCAGTTCTGTATCCATAGCATAGTACTTCTGGTGGGCGTTGATTTCAACCCTAAACTCTTGTGGCTTAAACTTCTCTACCCATTCCTTGATAAGAGCATTCTCTTTTTGAGGAGTAGGGTCAACCATGTTGACACAGTCTAAAACATATATACGACCATCAGAGCGATTATAGGAGACTGCTACGAAAGCAGAACGTCCTGATACCGCTGGGTCAAAGCCAATAATAGTATAAGTTGAATCTACGTTCTTGGGATGGCCTGCCGTGTCTTTTTTAAGTGGTCCACGCTTTCGCATACCGTTAACACATCCTGCGACAATTGTTGGCGAGAATATGGAATCGGATTGGACGTCTTCTTGCTGGTAGACCATAGCCCAGACACTCGGAGCAACTTCAGACCGCCTTGTAAATAGCGAGGGTCCATCCCACTTGGGGTATAGTCCTTGCTCATTAGGTTCGTCCTGTTCTCCTTCAGCCCTATCCGTCCAAGGCCAAAGTGTTTTCCAGTTCTTTGGGTTCTCATCAAATTCTAAAACTGATGGCATAGCCATATATGTAAAAGGAGTTTTCCCGCCGGTCCATTGGTCGGGGTCTCTAATCATTTTATATAAATCTATAGGTGCGACACGGGTTCCTACTATAAGCAGTTTGCCGTGCCGCCCTAGGCGGGTGATGACTTCTTTTTGAAGCCATTCAATTTGCTTCTCCCACTCATGGGCGTTTGCATTCATCACCACATCGTCAAGGATAATCAGGTCGGCGCGAGCACCGTAAATCTGTGACCCGAATCCTAATGCTTGTACAGTTGGGTCCTTCTCACCTGAGTCACGTCCTGCACCCAAGTAAATCATGTCAGCAGACCAGGTTGGTGAATCTGCCTTATAGCCACCGTTAGGTCCGAAGGACACTTGCATCTTGGTCCAGTTAGGATGGCTTAATCTTGTCTTAATCGCAGATAGGAACTTACGTGCCATACCTTGCGTCTTTGATACAATAATGATTCTAACGTTAGGGTCTATAGATAAACGATAGGTAACGTAGTTGATGGTAAGTACTGTAGACTTAGCATGCTCTGGTGGAACGTTAATAAGAATACGATTGGTTGCTGCTTGCTCATAGGTCATGCTAGGATGAATAAACCTAGGTGGCTTACCCTCTACCAAATCAATCCAAGACTTATGATGGTCAAAGAGTTTGGTATCTAGGAACTGCTCTGAGAAATCTTCAAATGATATATCTTTAAGATTGGCTAGGTCGGTCTTGATACCCTTACCAGATAGGCGAGCCTTGTCAGCCTTATCCTTAAAGTCGGCATCTGCCATAGACCATTGACGGAAGGTAACATCGTTTCTACCTACAGCCTTCATAGCATCTACTACGGTAGCCCCCTGGGCTAACAGTTCTAGCACCTGCAGTTGGGCAGCATCCTTAGGGATGTTTTGTACCCCTGGCTTACGACCCACAGTTGCCCCCAATAACGCTGATTTAACGGTCCCTATAAACGGGCAGACTATCCCCAATATAATTATAAATTATTAATAATATTATATAGGAGCGGAGTCTTAAACGGAGCGACTCCGTATATTATATATATACTATAGATAACCTGTTCAAAGTACTAAAACCGAACAGATAGGTAATAATTACGCTCATTCTGAGCGTATATCATATATATCCCCCCTATAATATAACAGTAATTTTTTATGGGATAGTACAGTATAGCACCGAGCCTCGTTTAATAACCTCTGGGTCATAATCACACTCTCTCCTTCTGTACATGTTGGCTATCGGTGGCTTAGTGATAAGGCTAATAGTGGTGATTAGACTATCCAATAGAGATATTAGTGGGGGGTAAGTAAAAATAAAAACCAAAAGCAAAACAAGATTAAAGGACTAAAGACGTTTATAGAATTAAAAGATAAAAGCAAAAGACAAAGACAAAAGATAAAGGACTAAAGACTTATTACCCCAACACAAACCTTTTTTCTCAGCCAATTCTCAGGAAACTCTCAGCAACCTATCTGCGCTGATTCGAACAGATGTTCGAGGGATTCTCTCAGGATTCTCTCAGGTATTGTTCACCTGCTGTTCATCTAAATAAGTGCCGAATAGCCTTGTAATATGCCTACCAAAATGAGATGATTCTCCTGTAATCAAATAGATTACAAAGTGTATTAAATTAATACACTAAGTCCGAAAGGGTACAAAATGACTACAGCAACAAAAGCAAAAGCACCAAAAGTATCTGCAACAATTTCTTCAGTAGTTGTAGACGCTTATTCAAAGTTAGTTAATTTAGAGGGTGAGCAAAACTTTATCTCTCTATGTGTTAAGCGACTAAAAGCCAACACCTCAAGCGTCCGTGATATTCAAGCGAGTATCGAAAAAGCGGGGGGAACTGCCCCAACGATTCGCAAGGCTCATGTTCAATATTTTATCACCATGCAGGAAATATTGGATACAGTTGCAAATGCAAAATCTCAACCATTAGCCGAATTGTTAAAAATGGCTCAACGAGTACAAACTGCCAATGGTAAGGAAAATGTTGCAGATGTAATTGCAGATGTAAAAGACTATGCCGAATTGGTGGCAGAAACTCCAACGCTTGACCAAACCCGAACACGCAAAAATGCAACAGCGCCAAAAGCACCCGCAAGCGTTGAAAACATTTTCATAAAAACAGTTAGCGACCTAAAAGCGCTAAAGGGAAATGGCTCATGGGAAACCATCAAGACAACCGACCTGCAAACCCTTGCAAATCTAAATGAGATTCTAAAGGTAATCGCAAGGAACTCCGCAACAGCCAAAAAGTAAACCGACCAAAAGTAGCCCCCGAGAAATCGGGGGTTACTTTTTTGCCCAAAACGACACGCCCGAGTGCGTTGTAAAATTTTTGCCCAACACAAACTTTCCATAAGTGCGAGGAGTGTGCGCCTTGACCAAGAAAAAATCCGCCAACACAAACTTTTTGCGGGGCGTGTAGTATGGGCGAGCATGGGCGTATACTTGGCGGGGCGGGGCGCATGGGCGGGTAAGTGTATTAAATTAATACAGAATAAAACCCGAATATACTTGACTACTTGGGAGATGAGAGTATGATTATCTTATGAGGTTAATTACCGATTACAGAGTGTATTAAATTAATACACCTGCTGAAAGAGAGGATAGGTCATGAACACAACAGAGTTTATTAACTCTTTTGATGAAGTTGCAGAGTTTACTCAGCAATTACTTCATGATGAGATAGAGCGCAATAAGCAAGAGCAAGCAAATCGTAATCGTCCAAATTACGAATATTTAAGGGCTATGGGGTTGCTACAATGAGTGGCAACGATATAGCCTTAGATTTCATGAGTGAAGACGAGATTGCCGAGATACTCGCTACAGAGGATTTATTAGAAGTTGAGATGGATACCTTTGACGAGAATGATGAAGACTTGCTAATGGATGCTGAGTTGGACTCGGACACCAACTAACGGCTGGATAGCCCACGCTGGTGCGTGTGAGCATAGGTTCAATTCCTATGGTGGGCACGAGTGTATTGGTATGCATAGTCAATCAGCAGGGAAACCTGAAATGATGTTATGAGAGGTCGCCACTTGCCATACCATAGTGGATACCAATACACTTCTACTAGTGTATTAAATTAATACACTTATTAACGAAAGGTAATCATGTACATAGAGATAACAGATACGATAGCAATTATTATCGCATTGACCATTAGCACTACGCTAGTGATTACTACTGCGATTAAAAATGCTAAACTTATGCGTGCTTTGCGTGAGTTAAATGTCAAGTAGAGAAGTAGACTTTGCCAATGATGTTATCCTTGCACTTTCTAGAGATGAACTAGAAACTATCAGGGAAGCATTAAGACAATTCTCTATGAATAATAATCGGCATGGGTTCGAGGCTCGTGCTAAACATGCCGATACTTTACGGGATAAGATTGTAAACATTATCCTTGATAGTGTTCAGCGTAGGCTTGACAAGTCTAAGGAACTAGTGTAAATTAGTTCATGTAAGTCAGTAAGCCTAGTGTATTAAATTAATACATTAGATACCGAGAAAGGATAGGTTATGGATACTGTTGATGAAGTAGAAGTCAAGCAAGAATGTATCGCTTGTAATGGCGAACTTGTAGATACTGATACTACATTTACAACGGATAGCGGTGATACTGTCTGCGAAAATTGTATGATAGTGTGCGAAAAGTGCGACATCATTATTACATGTGATGATGAATACAATAGCGTAGGTAGTCAAATATGGTGTCAGAGTTGTCTTCGTAATGATGCTACTTGGTGTGATGTGTGTGATGAATACTTTGCTGGGTATTCTTACACCGCAGAAGATAGTAGCGACAATATGTGCGAAAGTTGCTATGAAAGAAACACCACTTACTGTGAAGATTGTGATGCTACATATGTAAATGGTTGCGATTACAATCATGAAGAAGAAGATGATAGCAGGACTATACATGATTATTCGTATAGACCTGACCCTATCTTCCATAGTTCAGAGGATGAGCAGACACGCTTATACTTTGGGATAGAGATAGAAACTGAGGTGCGAGGTGGCAATTATAGTGAAAGACGAGTTGCTGCCGAGTATGCAGTTAGGTTAGAGCATGAAGGATTAGCCTATCTAAAGTCTGATGGCTCACTTGAGTGTGGGTTTGAGATAGTAACTCATCCATTGTCCCATAGTTATTTTATGAATGATGCTAGTTTTCTATGGAACACCATAGGTACACTTAAGGATAGATACGAAATGATGGCGTGGGGTACAAAAACCTGCGGGCTTCATATCCATATATCTCGTAATGGATTTAGTGGTGGTTCACACCAGCATAGATTCTTACAATTAGTGTACAACAACAAGGACTTCTATGAGGTAATTGCTGGTAGGTCATCTAGTCATTGGGCTAAGTTCGATGATAATGTTGACCCCCATACTGGACAAAAATCTCTTAAGCATAAGTTCGATAGGCATGGTAGCGATAGATACTCTGCCGTCAACACAAACAATAGGAATACGCTAGAGATGCGAATCTTTAGAGGTAGCCTAAATACTAGATTCATCAAATCATGTATAGACTTAGCGCACGCCAGCGTTGAGTTTACAAGAGTGATGAGTGTTCCCGAAGTCCGAGAGCACAAGTTAGACTGTATTAATTTAATACAGTATATCCGAGAGAGAGCAGAGTTATATCCTTCTCTTAATCAAAGAATGAATGCAATGTCCAATGTAATAGAAAAAATAGAGAGGAAAGAATATGTGCCTACTGGTAGTAAGTTCCCCGAATAGTACACCCAAGCGTAAAGACTTAGAGTGTGCTTCATGTAATAATCCGCATGGCTTCGGCTATGCAGTAATCGCTGGTAATAAAATTATTACTGGCAAGGGTATGTCTGCTAAGAAAGTTATCAAAGAGTTCTTAGAAGTACGCAAGCAATACCCAAATAGTTATGCTATGTATCATGCTAGATTTGCTACGCATGGTGTCAAGAATGATGAGAACTGTCATCCATTCAAGGTGGGTGGTAGCGACCTTACATACCTAGCGCACAATGGCATACTAGATGTACATATCGAGCCTACTGACAAGCGTAGTGATA